CTGGATTGCATGATCAATACCGAGTCCCAGTTCACCTGATTGGAAGGAGGATATGAATCATGATTTATGATGCTGGCAATCTTTTTCTGAAAGAAAAAGCGGCTTCCACTTATGGCACTACTCCGGCCGCTTCTGACAACGTAGTAGCTAACACCGGCGGCGGCAATGCCTATGAGGCTCCGTGGCTGGTAGTATTGGTGACCGGTGCTGCCACTGCCGGCGGCAACCTGACCATTGACCTGCAGACCTGCGATGCTGAAGGCTTTGGCTCTGACGTTGTAACGCTGGGCAGCTGGACCGTAGCTTCCGGTTCCCAGGGCGAAGTTATCGCAGCCCGTGTTCCGGTAGGCGCGCTGAAATATCTCCGCCTGCTGCTGACCGGCTCCGCTTCCATCACCGGCGATGCGAAGATCACCGCTGCGCTGGTTTTGGATGCAGACATTAAATGATTTTAGTTAAACCACATAAGGGGCGGAGTTTCTCCGTCCCTTTTTTAAAAAGTGAGGTAAGACGATGAATATTACCGACATCTGTAACCTTGCGCTCAACCATATAGGGCGTGAACACATAGCCAGCCTTGACGAGGACACCGAGGCTGCAAGAACGTGCAAGATGCACTATGACCTGCAGCGGAAAGTATTGCTACGGGCATACACATGGAGCTTTGCAAAGAAATACATAAAACTGTCAGAGATTGACACGAAAACACCGGGATGGCAGCACACCTATGCTTATCCTAATGATTGCGTAATGGCACGGAAAATCTATGCAGAGGATAATACCTGGCTGTACCTGGAGAAGAATTTTCCCGGCAACATGGATCAAATACTGTTAAACGACAACACCAAGGCGATCGTGTGCAACCACGCAGATGCCTGTTTGGAATATACATATGACGTTAAAGATGCGGATTTGTTTACGGCAGATTTCTCCCAGGCATTAAGCTATTACCTGGCGGCCGCTATCTGTGTGCCGCTGACCGGAAGTGAATCGTTGGCGCAGGCTATGGCGGCGCAGGGAGCTGGCATTCTGCAAGAGGCAAAGTTTACTATGATGGGCGAGCGGAACCGTGTACCGGATTATCCGTCCAAGTATTTCAAGGCGAGGTGGTAAACCATGGCTGATGGAAGAATCTATGTCTTACAGCCGTCGTTTGCATCCGGCGAGATTTCCCCGGACGTGGCCAGCCGTGTTGACCTTGGGAAGTACGGCAACGCATTGCTGCAGGCAGAGAATGTTTTTATTCGGCCATACGGATCTGCGTACCGGCGTCCCGGCACCATGGCGCTGGCCGATATTGGTGACACCTACGTCCGGCTGCAGGAGTTTGCGGCGCCGATGGGAAGCAACAGTTTCCTTTTGGTATTCCAGCGCACAGTAGTACAGATCTATCAGGGAAGCACCAGGAAGGCGGTTGTTGGCACACCTTACAGCGCAGACGATTTGCCGAAGCTGCGGTTTGCTCAATCTGCTGACACTATGTTTATTGCCTGCGGTACCAAACCGGTGCAGGTGCTGAAACGGCTCACGGATACCAGCTGGACCATGACAGAGTTTGTTCCTTCTCCCGGTTACTTTGACCCCACGACCATGACCGATGGTGTGACGGTAACGCCGAGCGCCACCACCGGAACAGTGACACTGACAGCTTCAAGCGGTGTGTTCTCTTCCGGGCAGGTGGGGAATTGGATAGAGCTTGACCAGAGTGTGGACTCCAAGACCGAAACGCTGACACAGGGAACCGGTGACGGAACCTCCAACAGTGTGCTGTGTGGGCCGGAAGGTTGGAAGATTATTACCCATGGCACATGGGAAGGCACCGTCAGTGTGGAGTACAGTAGCGATAATGTGAATTGGAAAACGCTGCGGACCTACACTGCCGATGATGACTTTAATGCTTCAGAGAGCGGGACGTTTGACGAGCTGACCTATGTACGGATCAGCGCGTCTATTACCGGCGGGACAGTGAATGCTGATATCAGCAATTATCCGTTTACGAACAGAGGCACAGCAAAAATAACGGCCTACACGGACAGCACCCATGTTACGGCAACAGTAAAAGATAAGTTTATCAATACCAATGCTGCCGATGAGTGGGCGTTTGGTTCCTGGAGCGCTGCATATGGATATCCCAGCTGCGTGACATTCTTCCAGGACAGGCTGTGCTTTGCGGCCAATGACAGGAAACCGTACATGGTTTGGATGAGCCGGACGGGAGACTATTACAATTTCGGCACGGAACGTGTGGAAGGCACCCTGACGGATGACAGTGCTGTGGCTGTATCGTTTATCACCCGGCGTGACTTTAGGATCCTGCACCTGATGGCGCATTCTGATTTGGTAGTCATGACCGAGGGCAACGAGTGGATCATCAGCGGCAGCGAGACGGTGACACCGACCAACGTGACACCGAGAGTGCAGACCAGTCGTGGGACCACCGATGTGACGCCGACCATGATAGGCGGCCAGATCATCTTTGTGCAGCGGCATGGCAAAACCGTCCGGGATATGCAGTACAACTTTGGAACGGACGCCTATGACGGCATGGACCTTTCGATATTGGCCAAGCATATCACAGAAACAAAACAGATCATGGATTCGGCCTACAAGCAGGAGCCGGATTACATGATGTTCTTTGTGCTGAATGACGGGACGTGTGCCTGCCTGACTTACGTCAAAGAGCAGAACGTCTACGCATGGAGTACGATAAAGACACAAGGCTACATCCAGGCGGTGGAGACGGTGGAAACAGTGGACGGCGCTGACGTGTATTTCTCCGTGATCCGTAATGACAAAGACGGAAACCTGACGCATTTCCTGGAAGGCCTCACATGGACAACACGAAGCGAAGATCCGATGGATTACAACTTGCTGGATTGTATGTTTGAAATTATGAACGATCCGGCAAGCACCACGATCCACATTCCGGCGCTGGCCAATTACACGGTGGATGTATTGGCTGACGGGAGAGCCATAAAAGGCATCACGCTGGATTCCAATGGCGATGCAGAACTTGAAGTGCCTGCTTCCATTGTGCTGGTTGGTTTACGGTATGAATCCACATGGGAGCTGCCGAACATTGAGCTGCAGCTGCAGGACGGTACACTGCAAGGGCGGCGCAAGAAGGTGGCGGAAGTCATCCTGCGCCTTGACCAGTCTCTTGGCGGGCGAGTGGGCATTACAAAAGCCAAGACGGACGTTATCAAATATGACGAGCTTCTTAACCAGGAAGTGACACTGTACTCCGGTGAGAAGATCGTCACGGTTCCCAACGTGGCGGTGGGCGGCTTCAATGACAAAGGCCGTATCGTGGTAGTGAGTGACGATCCGTATCCGTTGAGCATTAGCAGTATCGTCAGGGCGGTGGTTCCGGGTGGTTAAAATTAAACGTATAGGACGGCCTACCAAAAGGCTGGTGGTTGACCTGCTTATGGATATCCGGAAGCCTGACCTGAAAGAGCTTCTGATGGGGCCATGCGAGCCATATACGGCGGTGTGGCAATCAATCATGCAAAGTAAGTATTGCTACGTTGTGCGTGACAAAGATGATAACCTGCTGGCGATATTCGGCCTTGGGACGGCAAAAGTGGATATCAACAATACAAATGCCACGCCGATATGGTTCCTTGGGACAAACAAAGCATACCGGCATAATCGTGCGATGGTGTATTACGGGAAGCAATTCAGCGCCCGGTTCATTAAAGAGGTGGGGCCTCTGTGTAATTTTATATGGGCAGGCAACGAGCCGGCCATCAGATACATACAGCACCTGGGAGCCACGCTGATGGACGTGGTTCCCATGGGCAGCAGTGGTGAGATATTTGTACCATTCGTGTTAAGAGAGGTGAAGTAAATGTGTACTTTAGCTTTGGCACTTACGGGATTGTCCACGGGGTTATCTGCCTATGGGCAATACCAGCAAGGGAAGGCGCAGGCTGCGGCCTATGAAGCGCAGGCAGAAGCGGCCTACCAGAACGCAAAGATACAGAACAAAAAGAGTGAGCTGATGGCTGACCAGTACGCACAGAAGCAGCGGGAGCTGGATGACCGCAGGCGGTTGGTGACCGGCCAGCAGATAGCAGCTGCCGGTGCAAGCGGGATATCATCCAATGTAGGCAGCCCGTTGGATGTGTACACGGCCAGCATGGACGCGTGGGGACAGGACACGGTTAACCTGCTGACTAATCAGCGGAATGATCAGTGGAGTAATTATGTCAACGAAGTGAATTACCGGAACCAGGGTAATGCTGCCATGGCCAACGCAAAGGCGGCGAAGCAGGCTGGGACTATTGGTGCATTCACTACGTTGTTAAGCGGCGCGGCAAGTATGTATGGGATGAAGGGCGGAAGTTCTGCGGCAAGTGCCGAGCCTACGGCATATTACTCCGGACCGGGCGTAGGATCTGCCGGATATCTTACCGGGAATGCTGCCATTAATGCAGGCAAAAAAGCATTTGGAAGCACGTTAAAGATGGGCAGCAGAATGCCTGCGTGGACAAGCAGTTATAACTATTACGGGGTATAGATTATGAAATTATCTGTTTATGATCCGCAAGTAAAACTGAATAACATCAATGGCGAAGTAAAGGCCTATGACACCGGGCAAGCAGGAGCGATGCAGGCAAGGGCGCTGCAAGGGTTGGCCGGTGTTGCTGCAAGGTTTGCTGAAGAGAGGCAGACCACAGACGTTACGGCTGCCCAAACAGAGTATGCAAAACGCATCAGTGATATGCTCTACAACGAGGAAAGCGGTTTAATGAATCGCCAGCTGAAAGCAGCTGACGGTGTTTCTCTTGCTTATCAGGACGGCGAGAAGAAAATCCGTCAGGACATAATGAAACAGTATAGGCTGGCAGGAAAAGGCCTCCAAGCATTTAACGCAATGTGTGACCGGGACGCTGCGGGACACTGGGGAAGAATCAATCAGTACGAATTTAACGAAGGGCAAAAGAACAAAAAGATTGTTACGGACAATGCCTTGGTGCAGATTGGGAACGAGGCGCAGGCTCTTTATAATGACGTTTCAATGATGAATGATGCGCTGGGTAAAATGAAGGCCACCATTGACGCAAATTACTTCAACATGGGGAAAGACTATTGCGATGCGTACTTCCGGCAATCCGCTGCCAATCTTGTGGCAAGCAGCCTAAATGTTGCGATACGCAAAAACGATATGCCAGGCGCTGAAACTATCATGGCGAAGTTTGGACAGTACGTCCCGCCTGATCAGTTGAGTACCTACGCAAAAGTTGTGCAGGAATACATAAAAGAAAATCAGCAGATTGCAAACACGGAACGCCTGTACCAGACATATGGTAACGACATCAGGGGTGCCTTTGAGGCAATAGACAGAGAAGCAAAAGTTGAAATCCCGGTGTCAGGTTCCATTGCGGAGCAGGCGATGGCGGCCGCTAAATATGTGGAAGAAAGGACGGGGATACCTGCGGCGCTGGTGTATGGTCAGTGGGTCCATGAATCGTCAGCAAATGGCTCTCCGTTTAACAGCCGTCTTGCCCGCGAGAACATGAATTTTGGAGGACTCACGCAGACAACTCCTAACGGTGAGGACAATAAACAACCGGACGGCAGGAACTACTACAAAAAATACAACAGCATAAAAGAATATGCTGATGACTATGTGGACAGTTTTATTAAATATTACAAGTTTGATCCCAAGGACATTAAGACTCCGCAGGACCTTGCAAGGCTGTTGAAACAAAACGGTTACTACACAGACAGTGAAGCAAGGTATGCTTCCGGCATTGC